GAAGAGTAATGAGAGACTATGCCGAAGCCATCATCGCTGCGGTATGTATTAGTGCTTTTGTCATTTTTTGTAGCTACATTATTGTTTGGTGTTTTCCGTGATCGTCTAAAGGCGGCAACCATAGAGTACCGATGTGTTAAATGGACTTGGGTTGGAGATGTGTATAACCGAAGGGTTATCTGTCTTAAATGGGAGAAGGTGAAATGATCGATCCGATGACGGCTCTAGCTGGCATTCAGCAAGCTATTTCGATGGTTAAGAAGGCGAGTAAGGTCGCCAATGATTTAGGTTCTCTTGCCCCGATGATTGGCAAGATGTTCGATGCCAAGAGTACCGCTACTAAGGCATTGATTGAGGCTAAGAAGAGTAAAGGCTCAAACATGGGGACTGCTCTCCAGATTGAGATGGCTCTTGAACAGGCTAGAGCATTTGAGGAAGAACTCAAGATGCTCTTTATGACCACAGGTAAGGTTGACGTTTGGAACAAGATTAAAGCCCGTCAAGACCAGATGGACATTGATGACGCAAGGGAACTCAGGGCTTTAGAGAGAGCAGATAAGAAGGCTAAACAAAAAGAGCAAGAGATGAATGAGTTAGCCATCATTATTGGTGGCTCATTCTTTGTTTTGTTTTTGGTCTTTGTCGGTATATACGAACTTATGGAGTTTTGTGACACCACTAAAAGGTGTGGGCGGTGAATGAGTACCAAAAGACCTTTGACCTTTGCCTAAAGATATTTGTCTATGGGGTAGTGGCTTTATGGTTTTTAGGTTTCCTAAAGTTTCTCCCTGACGATTTGTCAGACAAGATTGTTAATCTCTTACTTGGAAAGATTGGACTGTAATGCTATCTCTATTTTCTACACTTGGTGGTTTGCTCATATCGGGCTTACCAAAACTCCTAGACTTCTTTCAGAACAAAGATGACCAAAAGCATGAGTTAGCTTTGGCTCGTGTTCAAGTAGAGTTACAGCTACAGATGATGGCTCAAGGCTTTAAGGCTCAAGAGCGCATGGAGGAGATTCGCACAGACCAGATTGCCATGCAGACTGATGCCCAGATGACAGAAGCAGCCCTCAAGCATGATGAGAAAATCATGGAAAAGGCAAGCACTTGGGTAGTCAACTTTGTCGGTACTGTAAGACCAATCGTGACTTACATCTTTATATTTGAACTCTGTGCTATTAACGCATGGATTGCCTACTACGTTTACAGCAGACCTAGTTTAGTCAACAACATGGATGATTTGATTAGGATTACTGACGTTATTTTTAGTTCTGATGAAATGGCTATGTTGGGAGGAATTATAGGATTTTGGTTCGGAAGTAGAAGCTGGGCTAAGAAATGAAAATCAGCGAAAAAGGCGAACATCTGATGCACTTCTTTGAAGGCTACAGGAATAAGCCTTATCGGTGCAGTGCGGCTATCTGGACTGTTGGATGGGGTCACGCTATGTACGCTGACCAACTTAACCTGCCAAACGTGCGTAAAGAGGGTTACACAGGGCTTATCAGGTCTGACTACCAATTAAAAGGGGAAGACAATCGTGTTTGGTCTAAAGATGAACTGGTCAATCTGTTCAAGGTTGACATCGATACTTTTGAACGTGGTGTTCTTCGACTTTCTCCTACTCTTGCTAGTCATCAAAGCAAATTCGACGCTGTTGTCTCTTTTGCGTACAACGCAGGTTTAGGCAACTACCAAAGGTCAACCATTCGCATGAAGGTTAATCGTGGTGATTGGGATGGTGCTGCCGAGGCTTTTATGTCATGGACTAAGGCTGGTGGCAAAGAGGTTGCAGGGCTTGTCAAAAGACGCAAAGCAGAAGTAGCCTTGTTCTTATCTTAAATTAAATTGTCATAAATACTGTATAAGGTGTTGAAATGCCTAACATTCCTACACCAGAAGATGCAAAACTGTTCGCACAAAGTGTCAGAAAGTGGCAGCAAGTGCTTAGTTTGGGTGATTGGAGAATAGAGAAGGGAAGTAAACCTGCAAAGTCAGCAATGGCTTCTGTGGAGTTCAATACTTCTGCTCGATTGGCTACCTATAGACTAGGTGATTTTGGTGCTGAAAAGATCACACCTGAGTCTCTGGATCAGACTGCTTTACATGAGTTACTTCATGTGTTTCTGCACGATTTAATGACTGTGGCACAAGACCCAAAATCATCTCAAGATGAAGTGGAAATGCAAGAGCATCGAGTCATTAACCTTTTAGAAAAGTTACTGTCTAAGGATTCCAATGGGCGCACATAATGAAACGTGTACTGATATGGAGTTCATCCAGTTATGGGGGAAACTTCAGTCTGCGACAAAGATAGCTGAACATCTTGGGATACACAATAGGGCAGTTCATCTACGCAGAAGGTGGATTGAAAAACAATACAACATGGCACTCAGCGCAAGTGACCATCGTGGTGCTTACTACGACAAAAACAGACCCAAGTCATTCTCTCCTTTAAAGCAAGTAGAACTAGGCATCCTAGATGGCACTGTCATAGTTTTCTCTGACGCTCACTTCATACCTGGTCAACGAACAACAGCCTTTAAAGGGCTTCTATGGGCTATCCAAGAGTTCAAACCTAAGGCAGTGATATGTAACGGGGATGCGTTTGATGGAGCGTCTATATCGAGGCACGATGTAACTGACCAACCACAGACTTCTGTTATCCAAGAGTTAAAAGCTACGCAAGGTGCGTTGGGTGAGATAGAGGAAACCGCTAAAGCAGCAAGGCACAATGTAAAGTTATGCTTTACATGGGGTAATCACGATATTCGGTTTGGCAATCGTTTAGCCCAACACGCACCACAATTCAAAGAAGTTCAAGGGTTTAAACTGACAGACCATATAACCGAGTGGGAGTTCTGTTGGGCAGTATGGCCTACCGAGGATGTGATTGTTAAACACCGATACAAAGGTGGTGTTCATGCCACTCACAACAATACAGTAAACGCTGGTGTGTCAATCGTTACTGGACACCTTCACTCTTTAAAAGTCACGCCATTCTCTGATTACAATGGATGTAGATACGGGGTAGATACGGGGACTTTAGCTGAGACTGATGGCCCACAGTTTACCTATGCAGAGATAAACCCAAGCAACCACAGATCGGGCTTTGCAGTGTTAAACTTCTTCAATGGTCAGCTTTTATGGCCTGAACTCGTCCATAAATTTGATGAAGACCAAATTCAGTTCAGAGGCGAAGTTATTGATGTAGGTGCATTTTGAGTGCTTGGCTAATCATTCTGACAGGGGCTATCTACGCCTACATTGCTGGTGAACAGCTCTACAAAGAAAACCCACACATGGCTATCGTGTACGCAGGGTACGCCTTTAGCAATGTGGGGCTTTATCTGTTGGCAAAGTAGCCAACAAGCTACAAAGGTTCGTGAGCGTTTAAAGCAAAGTCTGGGACTGCTTCTTCTTCAGTTTCTTCAAAGTCTTCATCAAGTTCGTCAATTGCTTCATATTCAACTGCCCATCCATTTTCCTCTTGGAACTGGATAAATTCTTGAATGACTTGGATCTTGTCGAAGTCGTGGGTTTCAACTGTAATTTTCTCACTGCCTACCCAACCAAATTCCATTTCAAATTTCATGATTTTCTCCTTAAGCAACTGATTGTTGCAATGACATACTAAATTTGGTATGTGTCAGTTATGTGTTCTTTTCCTTAACCCATGTGCAATCAAAACAAATCTTCATCATCCATCTGACAAACCAATTAGGTTCGTATCCTTTTAGTGGTCTGTAAGAAATACCTTCTCCTTTACGACCACCAAACAAATAGCAAACCCATTCAGACCTTTCAGGCACATGAAATTTATACGAGCCTTCAGCTTTGTATTCATCATCAAAACGAATTGTTTCGCTTATTGGTTTATCCATTGTTCTTACTCCTTAGTTTGGCTTCTACATATTGCACTACTTCTTTGAGTAAATCGGTGTATCTGTCTAAACCAACAATTTTTTTAACTTCCTCATCCGTCAGCCCTACCCATGTGCGCTGTGGTGATGCTTCTTCAATTCTTTGTTTTAAAACATCGGCTCTGTGCATACCAAGTTCATGTGGTTTGACAGTTTCTTGAACCCACTCTGTTTTGTCTAGCCATACTTCAAGTGCTTTTTTGTAATTAGGCTCTGGCTGTGCCAAGGCTTCTTTTATGGCGGTGATGGCTTTCACTTTCTTGCCCAATGCCAAGTCGCAACCATCAACATAAGGTGCATTCCAAGGGGTTTCCAAAGCCTCCAGCGCCAGCTTCAATGCTTCTTTAATCATTGCTTCATCCCCCTGACAAAAGCAGCAAAGCTATGTGCTGTGTCGCCAAAAGGCATCTTTTCAAACTCTAAAGCCACTTCCTCAAGAACATGGTTTCTTTGTGAGGGTGAAACGTAGGTATCAAAATGATAGGGTTGACCTTGTGCTTTTAAGATTTGCTTACCAAGGTTGCTTTGTTGCTCAACAGCATTAAATGCTTCGTCTTCTTCCTTAGTCCAATCAGTCATGCTTGTCCCCTTGCTCGTATGGCATAAGCGCATTTGTTACCAAGCGGAAGAAACTCATCACACACCTTTGCACACGCCTCACGCTCGGCAGAAGCGACAAGGGTGGCAAAGCGTTCAATGACAGGATGGAACACAAACTCAGCCATGCCTTCAGCTTCTCCCGCCTCTCGTGCCATGCGGATAACGTCTTCTTTAGTCATCTCACCCTCCTTAAAGGTTGAATCTCTTTTTCTGGTGGAGGAGGAGGCATATTCTCTGAAGGAGGAGTCCATCCATGCTTTTTCCATAGTGCCTGGACATCTGATCCTGATTCCCACTTGAAGTCCTTAGTCGGGATAGAGGGATAGCTAATCTTAGAATGCGGTGGTAGTTCAATCATGCTGACCACTCCCTTTCATTGCGTCCTGAGTTGGACTTAACTGTCTTACCAGTAAGATGGATAAGACCAATCTTCTGCATCTCATTTAAACGCCTTGCAACCTGATTGTTTTCTAGTTTGGTCAGAGATGAGATTCCATCCTTTCCAAGCGCACCATAGGTCTGTAAACACTCCAGAATGATGTCATAGTGTTTGTTGACTACTGGCTTGATTTCCTCTGCTGCTTCAAATGAAGTGAGAGGGTCTGTAGTCCTAACTCGTGGAAAGTTAGGAAATATCCTATCGAAAGCACTTTTAATATCCATTATTGACTCCTATTGGGTGAGGGGAAAACTGCTCGACTGCAAGCTAGGAAAATCCTTTGCACAGCTCTCCCCTCGGGTTTATATTAACTCAGAACGGCAAATCAGACTCGTCAAAACTTGCCTTTTTAGGGGCTTGTTTGGGCTGATAGTCTTCTTTGGGTGATACTGCTAGACCCATGAATTTGCCTGACTTGCCCTCTTTAATCCATGCAGATAGCCAGTAATCCTGACCGCCCACTGTGATATTTCCTTTGTAATCAGGGTGTTTCTCTGACTCTTTTTTGTCGTTCTTGAACAAAACGCCACTGTTATCTTTCTTTTCCATTACATTTCCTTCGCTTTCTTTAACGCACTTCTTACTTTACTGGGCAGGAGTGTCCACAATGCAATCTTTTGTTCTGCATCAAGGTTCTCTCCTTCCAACTTATCCCAAGCTGCCTTGGGGTCACCTTGCTCACACATGGCAATCAATTCAACTGCCATCTCTTGCAAGTACTGTACTTCCTCTGGGGGAATATTATCCATTGCACCTTGGGTAGGGCTAATGATGACTTTATCTTCCTTCAGAGGGGCAGAAGAGTCTAGGGCATCGTGTTCAACGATCTCCATTGCTGAAACCCACAGATAACGCCTGGTATAAGTTTCTACCGCACCAAGGTTCTGAATTGGGTGGCATCCCTTTAGATTGGCTTCTGCCATAGGGCTTGTCAGAACGATCTCTGAGCCGTCTTCTGTGTCTGTGATAGTCAGACTAGCCAACTCCTTGCCAAACGACACTACACCGCACAATCCAACCTTATAAAAGATTGAGTTGATTGTTGGCAGAAAGTCACCCAATTCGAAGTATGAATAACCCGCAAACTTGTTGTGGCCTGACTTCTTAAGTGGAGCGTGCTGCAAGAGTAATCTTGCTTCCATTAACTTCTTATGTACACCCATGATTAACTCCTTTGATTTTGATCTAATTCGTCATCGATGATTACTTTTTGTTCCTCAATATTTAATTCTTGGAACTCGACAAAGTGGTTCTCATCACAACATTTGTAGCTTTCGCCTTTTGGTTCTAAGCAGTAGCAGCAGTACAAAATGTCTGCAAATTGCTCTCTGTACTGTTCAAACAATGTCTTCATATTCACTCCTATAGGTTTATTAAAATGTGGGTTTTTTGTTGCCCACACCTCTAATATGCCATACAGATTCCTGAATTTACATAGGGGTTTTCCCTAATTTACGCAACTTTTTTCTATGCTAATCTAAAAAGACTTGTCCTATTAACTAATAGCCCTTCCTCCTCCTTTTCCCTCTTATGTCTCCTGAACAAATTGAACAAACCTGCGCTGACTTATTGCTTCAGTTCTCTCACAATATGGCTGACGCTTATGTAACCGAACCAGAGGACTATTCTGCCTCTGTAACAGCTTTGCTTGCCAGAACGCTAGAACTTCACTTAAACCGCCCAATCAACCTGGAGAACCTTTACAAATGACCCAAGAATCTGTCATCAGAGCATTACAAAATGGCCCACTTACATCCTATCAACTGGAAGACCTAACTGGCATACCCAGACTATCTATTGCAGCTTGTTGCACAAAGATGAGCTACAAGAAGAAGCTAAAAATTGGAAAAATTAAGATGGGTCGTTCTTGGGTTTCTCAGTACACCCTAGCACCACACATGATTGAGGCTGAAAAGGTAGAAGAGCCTCGTGATCTGCTAAACCCGTTTGACATCAGAAACGCTAAAGGCATCTTCACTAAGGCTGAATATGCTTCTATGAACAACCAAGCTATTCGTTTGTTTGGCAAAAAACCAACAAATGAAATTACCAACAATCAATTTATTTGATACAATGTTTTGAAACACGGCTAGATAGGGCTTGATCTCCCTATCGAAAAGAGTTATCCCTTCTCCTGCCGCAGTTTCTTTTTAAGGGTGTTTAAAAAGCGGAAAATTTATGCACTACTACTCCTTTCATGTGAGTGACTACATTCACGACACAGCTCATTTGTCAAATTATGAAGATTTGGCATTTAGACGATTGTTAGACTTGTATTACACAAGCGAAAAACCTATCCCAAACCAAACCCACGAGGTTGCCAGACGCATAAGGATGTCTAATCAGATCAATGCTGTTCAGACAGTTCTCGAAGAATTCTTCATGTTTGACATGGAAAATAATTGTTGGTTTCACAAACGATGCGATGAAACTATTGCGGCTTATCAGGCAAAGGCTGAGAGGAATCGTGAGGTTGGTAAACTTGGCGGTAGACCTAAATCAAACCCAGATGCTAACCAAGAAGAAACCCAAGTGGTTTCCAAACATAACCCTAACCAAGAACCACTAACCACTAACCATAAACCAAAGAGAGAGAGCGCAACTGTCGTTGCTTGTCCTTCAGATGTTTCACAACAAATTTGGAATGATTGGGTAGCCTTGCGTAAAAGCAAGAAAGCACCGATTACCCAAACTGTTTTGAATGGTGCTATTACTGAAGCAAAGATACTTGGTTGGCCTTTAGAGAAGTTTTTGGCTGAATGGTGCAGCCGAGGTAGCCAAGGTTTAAAAGCAGAGTGGATTGTTAAACCAAACCCTGCCGACAAAGTAAGGCTCACTGTTCCGCCATCAAATGAGCCTGACCCTGCTTTACTGAAGATTGCAGAAGATGCGAAAAAAGCAGCACCTATTCCGCTAGAAACATTGGCTAGGATGGCTCAAATAAGGGGAAGAGCATGATCCACTATCACGGCTTGCCAATAACTCCTGCCACAGTAGCTGTCAAAGCAATTGAGAATGGTCATGCGTTTGTTTCGTTTGCTCATTCTGACCAGCTTTCTATAGCAATTGAGGTGTGTCAGTCTTTCGCCATAGACAATGGAGCATTCTCTGCCTGGCGATCTGGCAATCCAATCCAAGATTGGCAACCTTTCTACGATTGGTCACTTAATCTAAAGAAAGTACCTTCTTGCGACTTTGCTGTTATTCCTGACGTTATTGATGGCAACGAAGCAGACAACGATGCTTTGCTGAAAGATTGCCCGCTGCCGACATGGTTTGGCGCACCAGTTTGGCATATGCATGAATCTTTAATGAGACTTGAACAACTTGCAAACACCTATGTGCGGGTCTGCATTGGCAGTTCTGGTGAGTTTTCTACAGTAGGAACATCCAACTGGTGGGTCAAGATGGGGCAAGCCATGAGAGTTATTTGTGATGACATGGGAAGACCTGCTTGCAAACTGCATGGTTTGAGGATGCTAGACCCTGCAATCTTTACCAAATTACCATTTTCATCAGCAGACAGTACCAATATTGGCAGAAATGTTGGTATTGATGTGCATTGGAAGCATGGGAATTATCTGCCGCCAACCAAAGAAGCCAGAGCGCAAGTCATGCGTTCTAGGATCGAGGCATTTAATGCCCCTTCACAATGGAATTTTTATCAACCAATGGAACAGGAAACACTTTTATGATTTTTGCTTTAATTGCATATGCTGTGGCAATGGTTGCCGCAAACCTTTTAGTGGCTACATTTGGGCCAGCAATCAGCCCAATAAACGCTTTTTTACTGATTGGACTTGATCTGACGCTGAGAGATTGGCTTCATGTTCGACTCAAAACATGGCAAATGGGTGGCTTGATATTGGGAACAGGTGCTTTGACCTATTTGCTAAACCCTGCGGCAGGAATGATTGCGGTAGCTTCTGCGGTGTCATTCTTGGTGGCGGCTTTGGTGGATTGGGCTATTTTTGTAAAAACCACAGGGTCATGGATTAAACGAGCAAATGTTTCAAATACTGCTGGTGCTGCCGTTGACTCTCTGTTGTTCCCAACGATTGCGTTTGGTGCTTTGATGCCTGAGATTGTTGCGCTTCAGTTTGTAACCAAGGTTTCAGGCGGTGCGGTTTGGTCTTATGTTCTTGAAAAGAAACTAAAGCATGAACTACTTTGAAGCCATGAGACTGCTAGACAAGGTGCGTGAAGGCGTACCATTTCCGATACATCTGATAAACCAAGCATTGGAGTTAACTGGTGACTTGGAGCAGACGTAACATTCAAGGCCCAAGCGATAGAGTAATTCTTGAGCAAGCCGAGGCAAGAGAGCTTTATCGGAATTGGGAAGGCAGTAAAAACAGAGACCTTATTCGTGCCAGACTTGAGAGAGCCGAAAGAATCTATGGCATAGGTGCTAGAGACAGAATCCGAGAATATATGAACAGAATCAAAGATGGAACACTTCTATGACATTTATGGTCAATTTCAAAGTAGACGCTAACCCTGTTGGCAAACAAAGAGCAAGATACGTCAAAAGGGGAAACTTTGTTAGCACATACACCCCTGAAAAGACAAGAACCTATGAGACTTTAATCAAAGAAGCTGCAATCGAGGCAATGGGTGCTTCCGAACCCTTAGAAACCCCTGTTAGCCTTTATCTTTACATTCGAGTGCCAATCCCCAAGTCATGCACCAAAAAGCGGTTAGAAGCCATTGATAACGGGTCAGAGAAGCCAACTAAGAAACCTGACGCAAGCAATATCCTAAAGAGCGTAGAAGATGGCATGAATGGGGTTGTCTACCATGACGATTCGCAGATCATAAACATTCACGTTACAAAGGTTTATTCAAGTCTGCCAGGCGTGGATATTTGCGTAAAAGAATGCTTGGACTAAGGGTTTATCCCTATTCAAAACATTCCAAAATAGGAATAACATTTAATTTTAAACAGGAGTTACATCATGGAATCAACTTGGGAATTTGACACAACAGTAGGTGCTGGTAGCGAGATTGTTACTGTCGTTTATGAGTATTCATCAGACGAGGATGGCACTTATAACGAGTCCATTAAAGAAATTTGGTATCAAAACAGAAGTGTCAACGTCATTGGATTGCTGAGTGATGAGGCATTTAAGGAACTAGAGTGTGAGGCAGCAATGCGGTTTCAGCACCATAAGCTCAACTTTAAGCAAACATCGGATATTCAGCCATGAGTGACAACCCCCACAAGGCCATACAATTCCTGATTGACACGGCAGAACCCTATAGCAAGGCTAAAGCTAGTCGAATCTACCTTGAGGGTTTTTTAAAGTCCCGCAAGGCACAGCTCATGGCACAAGCAGGGACTGAGGTTTTAGGTAAACAAGAGACCTATGCCTACGCCCATGCCGATTATGTGGGCATCTTAGAGGGCATTAGGGAAGCCGTGGAGATCGAGGAAAAGTATCGATGGATGATGACCGCAGCCCAAGCTAGGATCGAGGTCTGGCGAACAGAACAGTACTCAGCCCGAATGGAAATCAAAGCAACCCAATGAACAACAAGCTGAACGCAAAAGAGAGATTGCACCTGGCAAGGGTTAAAAGTCTCCCGTGTTCAGTATGCGAAGCACCACCACCAAGCGAAGCCCACCATTACAAACAAGGGCTTCAATACACTTGCATTGCTTTATGTGTAGATTGCCACCGCAATCCAGTAATGGGATGGCATGGGCAGAAACGTGCATGGGCTATCAATAAGATGGATGAAATTGATGCTTTGAATGAAACCATACGCAGATTGTGCGAAGAAATGCCCACCAAAGGCACTAAAAGCCCTTTCTAGGCGTTTTTAAGGGCTTGCCCATGCCAACCTACACAAGGCAAGAAAAAACCCTCCTGAGAGGGTCTGAGAGTTTAGCGTTTTCCGCCAAGTATTCGCAGAATTAGAGCAATACACGCATAAATCATAGATCGTTTAAACACGCTGTGTGTATGTAGGTGTTCAAAATCTCAGCTTCTGGGTGATACTTTTTAAGTTCAGCCACCGCATCCTCTAAAGATTCTGCGCTTGTTTCGTCATATTCAGCGTGAACACAATCAGGGTATGGGTAAAACTCAATGAGATAAGTTCTAAAAGTCATAAAGCCTCCACCAATTCAAGAGCTTGCGCCTTGCAATCTTCTACTTGGTCAAATGATAAACCTCTAGCTATTTCTTCCGCTAATTCGCTTGCTCGTTGAGCTTTGTGGTCATCTGGTGCAGTTATTGCCAAAACTAGGCATTGTGTGAGTGCTTGTAATTGTGTCATTTTTAATCCTTTTCGTTTTCGTAGGCTTTAATCATCAATTCATCGTCAATGTATTGTCGAAAAATTTGATAGATGGTGTCTTCAGCTTCACCGCTGAAAAAATAGGCGGCATTATCTCCAGTCTTAACCCCTAAAGCGTCTTGAATGTGTCGGCAAGCCTCATGCAAAGCATTTTCTGCAAGTTCTTGAATATCTTGTTTGTTCATTTATTCTTCTCCCAAATTTTGTAACCATTTGGCATTCTGACAATGCCATGTTGATGTTTAAAACGCTTGATTGCGTCTTTTTTGTCATATCCGTGTTGAGTCCATGCACGATGAATCCATGATGGGATAAAAAAAAGATAATGTTTCATGCTTTCACCTTAAGTTGTTTAAACGCTCTGCACTTGGCAAAGTCTGACAAATGAAACTCGTGCAATATTTGGTCTGGGCTTTTCTCTGACCAATAATAAAACCCTCGTTTAGCTCGTTTCTTGTGCGTGAATTGCAAATGGTCGAGATCACAGATTCGCTCATCAAATGATCTGGCTTTGAACCCGCTTGGAGGCTTTCTCATGTTGTTACCACCAATTCTTTTACATCTTGAATAAACTCTTCAGCGTGAACAACTTTATAGTTCTCGCTTCCTGTAAATTCATCGTGCGCCACATCTTCAGCATCATCTTCATCTTCAGCTTCCACCTCAAGAAAATAAACTTGATGCTCGATTCGTACATATTGAACTTCAAATTTTTTCATGCTGACACCTTGTCATAAATAGCCCATTGAGCCGTGTCGTAACCTTCTAAGTCAGGGATTGCGTTAGAGATGATCGCCTCGATAAACTTAGAAGCCAGAGAGTCCTCAAATTCTGGATGTTCGCAAGATTGATAACGCAAGCACTGAGCCGCTTTAATCGCTTGAATAGCCGTAAGAATGGGTGCGCCTCGGTCGTAATCAATCTGCGTGGTTTCGCTCTCGCCATAGCGATGATTAACGCTCTTCACGTTCTCTTCAAAGAGAATCTGCGCCACCGCTTGCTCATTGCCGAAAGCGTTTAAACGCATTACTGTTGCGCCATAGGAAACGCCCACCTTATGCCTTGAGGCATAGCGAACCAAAGCGTTGATGTGGGAATCGGAAACGATAAAAGCTGACATTTTGAACACCTATTAAATGATGCGACATTGCACCGAATAGACCACCCAGAGGATGATCTACCCGTTGAAATTTCACTTTACCAATATATCGAAATAAGCCATTAAACCCACACAGAGGGCGAGACCCAAACCGACACAAACTAACAGATCGTAAATTATGTTTTTCATGGTGACACCTTGTAAACGTCAATCATCGTATCTGGGTGAACCCATCTTTGTTTGGAGTCGGGCGCATTTTTATGGCACAAATAGACTGTGTTTTCTGATCTCTCTCGCCATGCTGAACCCACCTCATCGTAAAGCGTTGAACCTTTTTTGAATGTAAATTTCCAATCATTAGGGATTGATCCATTCATCTCAAGGTCGGCAAGGTCAGTAATAGCCATTGAGCACACTAAATATTTCCAAGTATAAGTTTGCATGATGTTTAAACGCTTTCAGTGAATTTTGTCGCCAAAGTAAGCACGATCAGTCTCACCCATAAACCTAAAAAACAGGTCAGGGAATGCTTCTTCTATTCTGGTCTTATTTGTTTTATCTGCCTTTTGCCAAGCCTCAGCCATAGAACCCGCAAAGCCACTGCCATGCTCACGCATAGTCTTTGCCGCATTGTGTAGAGCATTCCATCGGGAAGCCTGTACCATGTCTTCAAAATCGCTTGAGCTAATCTTGTATGTCATTTTTAACGCCTTTCAAATAATGCAACAGTGCATCCCAAGCCACTCTGTCACAGTGGCTCAAGCTGAACTGTTAAGAGATGGACATCTCTCCGTGATCTGGGCAATGTGGTGCACCCATTTCATTGAGCCACTTACCCGCCACACGAACTGTGTAACCACAATCACGGCAAACACATTTCAACATTCTGGTTGATTGTTTCTTTTGGGCGTTTGAGGGGATCAAGTCAGCATGAGGATAAATGCCAAGCCTTTCCAAAACAGGCGATGCCCAGAGCTTGAATTTCTCACCCGCAACTGTGGCGGTCATTTTGCCCTCTAAGCCGATTGCCAAGGCGGTGCGTTTAAACAGTTTGCCGTGACCATCGTTAGGGTGACAAGCATGGACAAGCTCATGCGCCAGAATGTCTAAAACCCTCATGCTGTCGCTGATCGTGGGAGAGATAAAAATCTCCGCATGGCTATCTGCTGATGCCCTAGCAGACCAACATTCTCCGATTCTCCGATTCTTGTTTGAAAGAGCCGATTTTGAGGGGAAGCCACAGCTTGAGCGAACCTCTAAAGGTAAGTCAATGCCATGTTGTTTAAACAGTGTACGAAGCTCTGAGGTAGCCTCTGAAAGCCATTGTTCGCGGGTGTTGGTCATGATGTTTACGCCTATTTAATAAACACTGAAAAGGTCAGTTCCTAAGCAATATTTTAGTTTTACCAGTGAGCCTACCTATAGGGAAAACCCTATGTTTGCCAACTTTAAACCCTTAAGGGTAAACCCTAATATCTATACCCCATGCAGTACCAGTTATTCACAGGCTTTGGTCTTATATAAGAGTCAAAATGTGGATAACCATAAACACTGGTGTGAATAACTTTTTTTCAGGGGTAAGTGAGGGCAACGGCTTGAGACGCTCTAAGAGGCTAAAAATGGCCTTCCTGAGCCTTTTATTAAAATAAGTAGAAACCCTTAAAACAATGGTTTACAATTATTTAAATTCAATAAATTGGTGAAAAAACAATGGGCAGACCCTCAAAACCTAATACCCGATATTTCCAAAGGACACTGACAGACCCACAGCGAATGATCTTGTTGTCAGCGGGTAAGGGCAATATATGTAGAGGGTTTGAAACAGTGTTGGATTTATACCACTATGCCCACAATCAAGGGTTTCGCCCTGATATGGAAATGAGTATTTTAATTATGGATCGCGGGACAACAGACAACCCCAATGAAGAGAGGTCATCAGTTAAGGTAGGGTAAACACTAATAGAAGGGTAAACGCGAATAGTTCTCAATTAGATCAAGTCACCATAAAAAGGTGCATCACTCTTTCACACTCGATTGAATGCAAATAAGAATCATTCGCATCTAGCACTAAGGGTAAACCCTATGCTGTATGGATAGACAGTAGTAGAAACCCTAGGAGATGTATGGGGGGGGAGGGGGTAGGTTGGGTTGGTAGATATTTGTGTACCCCCCTATCCTCTGAAAAGGTAAAAATGAACCATCCAAGGAGGACAAATGGAACAATTGAAAAGAGGAAGAGGAAGACCCAAGGGAAGCGTCAAGATGACCATACAGAGGTTTGCTGACAATCCACCCCTAGTACTGCCTAAGACAGACCATCAACGTCTGAAGGAGCTTAAAGAGCTAATGATTAGGAGTGGAGGTAAGGATGTGGCTCAGAAGGTTATTGAGATAGCCCTTAATGATGAGCATCCCCATCAATTGGTAGCTTTAAAGATGTGTCTTGATAGAACTCTTCCTGTTTCTTTGTTTGAAAAGGACAAGTCCCAAAGGTCAGCAGTGACCATTAACATAACAGGGATTGGTGCTGAACCAGTTATTGTTGAGAATACTGAACAACCCCAAGATGTAGAGGCAAAGTATGGCTGATCTCAATTTCTCCTTACTGCCGTGGCAACAAGAAGTTTTTGCCGACAAAACGAGGTTCAAGGTTGTTGCGGCTGGTAGGCGGTGCGGCAAGTCTAGGATGGCTGCCGTTACCTTGCTAATAGAGGGATTGAAGTGCCCACCTGGTTCTGCTGTACTCTATGTTTCGCCAACAATGGGACAGTCGAGGCAAATCGTCTGGGATTTACTGCTAGACCTTGGTAGAGAGGTTATTCAGTCCTCCCACGTAAACAATCTAGACATCACCCTGATAAACGGGGCTAGGATATACGTTCGTGGTGCGGATAGACCTGATACCCTTCGTGGAGTTAGCTTGACCTATGCCGTACTAGACGAGGTTGCCGACATCAAGCCTGAGGCATGGGAACAGGTCATTCGTGCCTCTCTATCTGACAAGCGTGGGAGAGCCTTGTTTATTGGGACTCCCAAAGGTAGAAACTGGTTCTATGATACCTTCAAACTAGGTGAGAGTGAAGATGATCCTGATTGGAAGTCATGGCACTTCACCACTGCTGATAACCCCCTGATTGACCAAGCAGAGATTGATTCCGCTAAGAAAACCCTAAGTTCCTTCGCTTTTAAGCAAGAGTTTATGGCTTCTTTCACCAATGCGGGTTCTGACATCTTCAAGGAAGAGTGGATCAAATACGGGGTAGAACCTGAACACGGAAGCTATTACATCGCTGTTGACCTTGCAGGATTCGAGGAAGTTGCCAAACAAGCCGCCAATTCCAAAAAGCGTCTGGACGAGTCTGCTATTTCAATCGTTAAGGTTACAGACGATGGGAAGTGGTTTGTTCAGAAGATTGAACACGGGCGTTGGGATATCCGTGAGACTGCCTCCAAGATACTTATAGCCATTCGAGACTACCGCCCTTTGAGTGTGGGGATAGAGAGGGGGGCATTAAAGAACGCTGTTTTGCCGTATCTTAGTGACTTAATGCGTAAGAATAATACCTATGCTCACATCATAGATTTGACCCACGGGAATAGAAAAAAAGCGGACAGAATCATCTGGGCTTTACAAGGTAGGTTCGAGCATGGCAGAATTGTGTTAAATTCGGAAGAAGATTGGGATGAGTTTGTAGACCAGTTAATCCTGTTCCCTGCTCAAGGAGTCCATGATGACTTACCTGACTCCCTTAGTTACATTGACCAACTTGCTGTTACATCTTACATGGAAGAAGATGATTCAGAAGATTGGGAACCAGTAGATATTATTAGTGGGGTATAAGAATGGAATTCCAAGAACCTAGTGACTCAGACAAAGAGATAGTTAACTTTGTTGTCAACCATTGTGACAGATGGCGGGATTGGAGAGATGTCAATTGCCTTGATGATTGGCTAGAGTACGAGCGTATCTTCAATGGTGAGTGGGATGTTCAAGACAAAACCCGTGAGTCCGAGCGTTCAAGAATCGTTACCCCCGCTACCCAACAAGCCGTAGAGACACGCCATGCCGAGATCATGGAAGCCATCTTTGGTCAGGGTGAGTTCTTTGACATTCAAGACGATATTCGTGATGTCAATGGTAGCCCCCTAGATGTTGCTGCCATCAAAGCACAACTGATGGAAGACTTCAAAGTAGACAAGATTCGCAAGTCTATTGACCAGATTGAGCTACTTGCTGAAATCTATGGTACGGGTATCGGTGAGATTGTTGTCAAAACAGAGAAAGTCTATGTTCCCGCTACTCAGGCAATACCTGGTCAAATGGGACAAGCCGCTATCGGAGTGGTAGAGCAAGACCGAATCGCAGTCAAGATTGTTCCTGTTAACCCCCGTAACTTCTTGTTTGACCCTAATGGAACATCTATTGATGACTGTATGGGTGTCGCTATCGAGAAGTATGTCTCCATTCACAAGGTCGTTAAAGGTCAAGAAGAAGGCATCTACCGCAAGGTAAAGGTCGGCACTGACTCAATGGATACAGACTTGGAGCCTACACAAGAAGTCTCCCAGTACGAAGATGACAAGGTAAAACTGCTAACTTACTATGGCTTAGTCCCCCGTGAGTATCTAGAACAGTTGGAAAACGAAGATGGTGAAATAGAGGATTTCTTCCCTGAAGACACCATCCAAGACGAGTATTCCGATTTGGTTGAAGCAATCGTTGTGATTGCCAATGATGGAACACTTCTTAAAGCAGAAGCTAATCCATACATGATGAAAGACCGCCCAATTCTTGCTTATCAGGACGATACAGTTCCTAATCGCTTGTTAGGTCGTGGTACTGTTGAGAAGGCTTACAACTCACAAAAGGCTATTGATGCCCAAGTTCGTTCACACTTAGATTCACTAGCTCTCACAACTAGCCCAATGATGGCTATGGATGCTACTCGTCTACCACGGGGTGCTAAGTTTGAAGTAAAGCCAGGCAAGGCAATCCTGACAAACGGCAATCCCAACGAGATTCTGTTCCCGTTCAAGTTTGGCAATACTGATGGTTCTAACCTGACAACTGCCAAAGAGTTTGAGCGTATGCTTCTGATGGCAACAGGCACTTTAGACTCACAGGGAATGGTTACTGCTGTCTCCAGAGATGCGGGTCAGGGCGGTATTTCGATGGCTACTGCCTCGATTATCAAGAAATACAAGCGTACCTTGGTGAACTTCCAAGAGGATTTTATGATCCCCTTCATCACCAAAGCCGCCTATCGCTATATGCAGTTCGATCCAGAACGTTATCCTACTGTGGACATGAAGTTTATCCCTACGGCTGCACTTGGAATCATTGCTAGAGAGCATGAGCAACAACAATTCATCGCTTTGTTGCAGACCCTTGGCCCTAATACACCTGTTTTGCCTATCATTTTGAAGGGCATCATGGCTAATTCATCTCTGTCAAACAGATTTGAGTTGATTGAGATGCTCGACAAGATGGCTACTCCTGACCCACAAGCTCAACAAGCGGCTCAGATGCAACAACAAATGGCTATGGAGTTGGCTCAGGCTCAGATTGCTGTCCAAACGACACAAGCAGAGCAGAATAAGGCTGAAGCGCAAAAGTTATTGACTGAAGCGCAATTGATGCCTATTGAGTTGCAAGCAAAGAGTATGGCGGCTAACACCAAGAACCTCCCTACTGATGACGCTTTGGCTTCAAAAGAGTTTGATAAGCGTGTCAAAGTTGCTGAATTGATGCTTAAAGAAGCGGATATTCAGAACAAGGCTAAGATTGTTGAAAAACAGATGACTAGACAATGAATCCAGAACTAGAACGCTACTACTCCGAGAGATTTTCCATGATGTCCACTCAAGGGTGGATAGATTTAATGGAAGATGTTGACAAAATGATAGAACCTTTAAATAATATTTCAACAATTGCAGATGAAAAAAGTCTACAATTCAGAAAAGGCGAGTTATCTATACTTATTTGGCTGAAAAACTTGAAACAAGTCAGCGAAAGAGCATTTGAGGACTTAAATGAGAAGAATGTATGAATTTGCCTGTATAAACGGGCATAAGACAGAGAGATTTGTTGATTATGAGTCAACAAGTCTTGTGTGTGATTGTGGTGAGGAGACTCATCGCATTTTATCTGCACCAGCTTTTAAGCTAGAAGGGTGGTCTGGAGCGTTTCCATCGTCGCATGGGAAGTTCGAGAAAAGTCACTTAGATAGATTGAAAGCCGAGCAGAAACTCAACTCATAAGCAATTATGCCGAGTTGAATCTCCTACAACCGATTGACGGCAGGAAAAGGAAATAAGTATGTTGATTGATGATGACAAAGAAGAGTTGGGTGAGTTAGAGATCGAAGAACAGAAGATTTCGCAAAAGCCTGAACTTCCTGAGAAATACAGGGATAAAAGTTTAGACGAGATTGTGAGGATGCACCAAGAGGCTGAAAAGCTAATTGGAAAGCAAGCACAGGAAGTAGGCGAGGTCAGAAAGTTAGCCGATGAACTTATCAAACAGAACCTTGGTTCACGACAGCAACAGACTAGACAGGATGAGCCTGAAGTAGATTTCTTTGAGAATCCACAGAAGGCAGTTCAAAGGACTGTTGATAATCACCCTGACATCCTAGCGGCACGACAAGTAACGCAAGAGATGAAAAGGGCGCAAATTCAGCAAAGGTTAGCGCAAGAACATCCCGACTTTGGCGACATTGCCAGAGATCAGGACTTTGCAAATTGGGTGAAGTCTAGCCCTATTCGCATTAAGATTTTTGAGCAAGCCGATTCTGGATATGATTTCGACTCAGCCAATGAATTGCTATCTACCTATAAACAGCTACGCACTGTAAAAAGTAAGCAAGTAAGTGATGAGGGTGAGGTAACTCGCAAGCAGAACTTAAAGGCAGTAGGTGTTGATGTAGGTGGTTCTGGTGAATCATCAAAGAAAGTATATCGAAGGGCTGACCTTATTCAGCTTCAGTTGAGAGACCCAGATCGTTATGCAGCGCTTAGTGATGAAATCATGCAAGCGTACATAGAGAAACGGGTTCGTTAAAATTTGTTTTAGGAGATTTAATCATGGCATATCCAACACCAGCGGTAACAGTAACCACCGCAGCAACGTTCATTCCAGAAATCTGGTCTGACGAAATCGTAGCCGCTTACAAGAAAAACCTTGTTTTGGCTAACATCGTAATGAAGATGAACTTCAAGGGCAAGAAAGGTGACACTGTTCACATTCCAGCTCCTAC